TAAATTGATGTCAAAATGATGTCAAACACAAAAAGCCCCAGGTAGTATTTACCTGGGGCTTGCCTTACGTCCACCCTCGCAAGGCTAGGGAGATATTTGGATCACCTCTTTACCGATGAATCACTACTCCAATCACTGCTCCCGCTCCCACCATCTGAGATAGGTTGCGTTGCATCCGTAGTCGTTTGATTGTTCGTTTGTCGTTCTCTATTTGCCCCTTCAATTCGGTCAATGAGTTCGACATTTCGTTTAAGGTAACTTCTTGCTTCATGGATAGCATTTTTGCTTTCATCAATTCGGTTTCCAATGTCGATATTGTATTGTGTGCTTCGGTCAATTCGTTCTTTTGCTTCATGACTAAGCTTTGAGCTTCGGTCAATGGCAGACTGGATGTCTCTATTAAGCTCAAGGCTTTCTCGTTGTTGCTTTTCAATTCGTTCCACTGTGTTAAGGGAATCGTGATTGTTGCTTCCGTTTGGCTCGTGGAAGATGTACCAGCAGCAAAAGACGGAGAGGAGCACAATACCACCGATAACAGCATGGCGGTAACTAAGGCTATTAAGTAAAACTTTGATTTTGTCATACATTATACCCCTCCTGCGTAGTCAGTAATCCCCCTAGCAATGGCACGTACGATAGTATCGAGGTCGTTGGATAGCATAGCATGATCTTCTTCGTTATCAATGAATGCCATTTCAACTAATACTGCAGTTGCATCCGTGCCATTTAACACCCAAAGGTCGTCACGTTTCTTAACGCCACGGTCTACAGTATTAATGCTGCGGATGATTTGGCTTTGAATATCATTGGCCAATCGTTGACCATTAAAAGACTTATAAAGTGTTTCAGTTCCGCGAGCTTCCGTGTTAAACGCATTACAATGAAGTGATACGAATATATCTGCGCCCCAAGAATCAGATTCAGAACATACTAGGCCTAAATCATCATCTTGAAGCGTACGTACTTCGCATCCTGCTGTTTCCAAGTAACACGCCAACATTTTGCCCGCATCACGTGCCACGTCACATTCACGCGTACCATATACAGGGTTAACTGCGCCACTATCTAAGTTAATATCGTGGCCAGGGTTAATAAATACTTTCATCGTTTATCCTCCTCTTCTAATCTATCGGGAATACCATTATTATTTTGGTCTACCCAAAGCCCTAAGAAGCCTACAATGGCTGTTAAGACACTAGGTATGAATATGTGGTCAATAATATTGATGCCTACATTAATCAGCTTATTCGCTTCGTCTGACACGTACCCACTAATAAAGGACATAACATATTGAGTGACCACCAATAAAATAGGTACTAGCATGATTAGTACTAGTACCCTTGTAGCTAAAATACCTGTTGGGTGGATGTTAGCCACCCTCACAGATTTATAAGATTGTTTAATTGAATTAATGAGCTTTTGAGGTATGTTCATGAAGTTCATCCTTAATATCCTCAACACGCACTTCTAATGCTTCAACTTTTGCTGACAACAACACTTGCTTGCTCTCAGCTTTTATTCGCTCTGCACGTGATAACTTAATTTCATCTTTCAAATCTTTTAGCGTGTCAGTAAGGACACCCCATTTTTCTTGAAAAATAAGATTATCTTGCATCCGTTGTGAGTCTAATTGTTGTAACAACGGAATAATCAACAATCTATATCCTGCACCTGCAACAACACCCACTATTGTGAGTGTTGTTAAGATGTCGTTCAATTCAAACTGCCAAGTCCACATCTATTACACCTTTCTCCAAAATCCTATAATATCAATGATATACCGAGTATTTGCCGGTACACCCCAAGCCTTAATCATACGGCTGTTTCGTTCAACATAAACACTATTGTTATTTACGTTAACGCTTTTTTCTATCAATCGTACAGAAACTGGCGAATTTGGTGGAAGCGATGCGACCACGTTGCCATTACCGGAAGGGGCAGTCATTTTAAAATCAAAATGCAAGTACCCCCAACCAGTTAAGGGGTCGAACGCTAAATATCCTCTATCCGCACCCCTCTCACCTGCTATTGCCGTTCCCCATGCAACTTCATATATTTCTACTGGTTGCGAAGTTACCTGTCCACCACCACTTCCAGGGTCGCCTTTCGGACCTCTTAATGCTTGTAATTGTTCTGCCGTAAAGTCAGAATATTTGAACGGCTCGCCCTTATCACCTTTCGGTCCTTTAAGTGCGTTAAGCTGTTCTTGTGTGAAATCTGAAAACTTAAACGGCTCGCCTTTAGGTCCTGGCGGTCCTTGTGTACTTGATGCATACTGATTAATTTCTGCTTTCTTAACATACTCACTTAATTCAGATTTTTGAGCGAAGGACTGCCCCTCTAGTTTATTAACGTAACGAGTAGAAGCATCGCCAGGTGTTAATGCATATTGGCCAATCTCGTTTTTCTTAATGAAAGTACCTAAATCGTTCTTATAGGCGAATGTTTGAGTAGCCCAACCCTTTTGAGCGTAATTATTAGTCGCATCTGTTTTAGACAAATAATCACTTAACTCTGTTTTAAGTGCATATTTAGGGTCGCCTAGCATAGTAAGGTAATTTCTTATATCAACTTTTTTTAAGTAAAGATTTTCGGCTTCTTGTTTAGTTGCATATGCAGATAAATCTACATTAGCACCAGTGCCAGGCGGTCCTGGTGGGCCTTGTTCACCTCTAGGGCCTTTTAAACTCTCTAATTGTTCCTGTGTGAACATATCATAAGTAAAAGGCTTTCCGTCTTTACCTGGTTCACCTTTAGGACCAGGGCCTCCATTAAGGCCATCTTTACCAGGAGCACCAGGCGGTCCAGGAGGACCTTGCAGCCCTCGCTCACCGTTTAATCCGTCAATACCATTTCGACCAGGTTCGCCGGGAGGCCCAGGAGGCCCTTGCTCTCCTGGTTCACCCTTTGGTCCTTGTAGTTTAACGATTTGAGTATTATCTTTAACTTTGATCGTTTCGTTATCTTCGTGAATGTGTAGTTCGTCCATCATTTCCCCCTATTGCTAACGCCTTCGACTATAGTAATTTGTCCTTTAACTAGACATTTAATAGGGTGGTCGCCACTCCAAAGGAATAAGTCCCATTGATATTTACCGACTTCTAAAGCCTTTGTATCAAGCGAAAGAGTGATTTTAGATGCCTCATCGCTTTCTAGCTCATCAGTAGATACACCAATATCAAACTTTGCTTTATAGTCTTCGTCCGGCGAATATTTACGAACACAGGCGAACAAACTTTCACTTGCAACAACATTGTTATAACCAATGCTAAGAGAAATCACTTCCCCTTTAATTGCATTAAAGTTGTGTAGGACTGGTAGTTTCATCTTCGTGTACCTCGTCCATTAAATCATTATGGACACAGCCCTCTGTTGGGCATGTTCCGTCTTCGTTAAGCACTTCCCAGCAGTACTCACAAAATTCCATAACAGGTACTTTACTTTCTCCGATATATTTAGGCATATTATTGTACCTCCTTAATACGTGTTACCATTTCGGTATTTAATTTGATATATTGTGCGCTAATGGCCCCAGTAGGTTTTCCCATTAATAACAATCTGCGCTGAGCCTCTTCTAAGGATTTGAAGCGAGGCTCGTATTCAGATTTAATCGCATTAATCTTATCTTCCTTGGTAGGAACATACGGAGCAGGTTCGACAAACTTGCCGTTTACATAGAATTTACCTTTCATAAATTCATCTAGCATTGCATCGCCGTCGGCAGAGTAAATATAATCCGCAGCATCCGGCCACTCTTGTTTAGCAGTCGCTAACAACTGTTCTTGCGTTACTGTATTATCAACATAGGACGTAATTCGTTCGCCCATTTCGTTTAACACAAATACATATTGATTCATAGTAGTATCCTTTCGGAGGTGAAATTATGCGCCGTTACGCCGTTATATTAAAACGTAGACAACGCAATACCATTACATTAAGGCAACTATTTAACGAGTGGTTGCCTATTCACTCGCAGTCCATTTCTAGGAGTGCTGTTAATTCTTATCATGTTGCTTTTAAACACATATCCAACATAGCGGATATGTCTATCACGGATATTCATTTTCAGCACCTTCAAAATGTGATTGATTCCATGCATGTAAAAGGACTTTCCTACTCGTCATGTAAGAAAGTCCGTACAGTACTTAATCAATTATTCAATTACGCAATCATTAGAGATTACCCTATCACTAATTACGCCCTGCATCTAAATCTAGGGCCCAATGTGCCAACGATTAAGAGAAGAGTATTCACTCGTCAACAAATCAACAAATTATGGGTAATAGATACATCTTATTCCCGCATGATTTTAATATTGCTCTACACCGGACTACGTATAGGCGAGTTACTCAACTTACGTAGGCAAGATATCAATAGACGATCATCATACCTTATCGTAAGACACGCCAAAACTAAAGCCGGCGAGGGCCGTATCATTCCTATCCATCACCGCATCACGCCATTAATTGAGCAGGTATACAATGCTGCAGACAATTATCTATTTCCTATCAGCTATACATCATTTCGCAAGCACTTCCATGAAATTATGAACCAGCTTAACTGTAAGCACACTATCCACGATACCCGGCACACATTCGCAAGTCTACTTGATGCGGTTGCCCCGCCTAATGCGTTACGCTCCTTACTAGGCCATAAACAAGGCGACATCACTACTAGGGTATATACACACAAAACCATTCGGGAATTACGTAAAACAATAGAATTATTAAAGTAACTCCCCAGTGGGGCTTAACTTGGTTTAATTACCAAAATACTTATTGTGATGTAACATTGCCTATTGCGTGTAACGTATTGGTCGCATTATGTACCGACGACTCCGCAAGCACGACAACAACTAGAGGTGATGAATTCTTTGTATCTTGGAATAGTGGTTATTCCACAAGCGGAAATAGAACGACTATTCGCTTCTTAGCGAATAGAGGTAACGCTGGTAACTTCACGTGGCTGTGCGTGGGGAAGGCTTAATATCCAGTGGGTATTATTTAATGCCTATAATCAGCCTAAGCCTTGGACTGTGCGCTACCCGGTAGAGTTCAGCAACAAGACTATCGCCGTTTCTACCGCAAGATATAACGGTGATTATTCATTTTCTGAAATCATTCTATCTATTTCTAGAAATCAGCTAACATATAAGGATAGTGACTACAGAGGACAACAAGGTGTCGGTGATCAGATTATGTTCATTATCATAGGTAACTAGATAATCCCTAAAGCAAACCAGTAATAAGAAGCAGCGTATCTATCGCTTGCCGAGAATACGGCCTTAGTGGAGTTGCTTTCAGACACGGAATTAGCAAAGTATCTAGGCGTATCAGAGCCTGACCAGTACGCGTCAATGGCGTTGGCCATAAATAGCGTTGTGAATTTGATAGGGAATCGTACCTCTGTCTTAGTTACGTTATCTTGGCCACCAATTCCCCACTGGATAGTGAAACCATTAGCGAATTTAACAAACCCCGCATTAGCATCGAGTTTAGATGCCACGATAGCGCCTTGCCCTAATAAATTTTTAATTGTAACAAGTGTGCTTGCTGGAGAGTCATTCCAGTTTGCACTTCCGAGAATCGCCTTAATTTGGTCTGTGATGTTGGTGTGCGCACTTGTATCACGATTATGGGAATCTAGTGCCCCTCGTGTGAGGTATGCCGCATCAATCTTCTTAACGGTTACATTCGTGGAGTTACCGATTACAACATCTAAAGAAAATACTTTAGAATTGATTGGAGTCTCCTTAGACGGGATATAAGAAGCATAGTTCCCGCCGTTGCTATACGCAATTAGTTTAGCAGCGGAATCAGATTCACCCTCAAGGTTAGCATATACGCCTAACTCTCTAGCGAAGAACCCGCTATTTACTGTGCTATTGCCAACAGCGAACTCAATTCTAAACTGGCCATCGCCTACGAATTCACCGCCTGAAGTGAATGGGCACTCTAATTTTGGAGCTAGTACGGAGGTCATAGTATCGATATTTTGATTATCGAGCTGGCCGTCACCAGTAACTAGCTTAATGTATTGCAACTTCTTACCGGTTGCTTGCGATCTTGCGATTAACTCACGGCCGTAATTGGTTAATCGTGTATTTGGATAAATAGAAGCCATGTGTTCTCCTTATACTTTAATTGTTTCTAATACGTCGAAGCTCATGCCTATGTTAATGTCAGAGCCTACTTTGAAATCAAACTTATCTAATGCCGCTCCGACATGGAAGGACTCGTATACATCAGAGATTGCACCTACATATATTTCGCCGTTAAGGTCTGTGGTGCTTTTTGTCTTGATGATTAAGTTCTTAGGTATTAACGGCTCAACATAATCGACGATATTGTTGAGCTGTGTTTCAAATCCATCGACTACATCTAGCCAGTACTCGTATCTATCAGATACAACTGAGTGCTTTACCACATTATTGCCAAACTTGAAATTAAGCATTTCCTGTACTTTTGGCATAGTAAAAGGACGCTGACCGATTAATACCGATAGTATTTCACTTCTGCGTCCTTCTGTGTCTGTCAAATCCGGAGGATTGATGCCTAATATTTGTTCCCAAGCCTCGAGGCCGTAATCTGCGGCGGTATAGATGTACTCTTCTTTAAAGATATCTAGCATGATATCCCAAAGTAGTTGTAATTCAGCCGACTCCACTCGATAGATTTCTTGGATATCCCGAGAATCTCGAGTTAAGGGAACGGCGAATTGTGAGATATCAATGTCACGTTTAAAAATACCGAAGTCTGTAATCATACTGTCACCAAAGTAATCGTCCCTACTACTGGGATTTGATTATCCTTCAATTCGAGTTTTGAAACAGAAGCACCGTTTATAGTAATCCTGCCTACGTCAAGAACATTAGGAAGCTCAACCATTAAAGCCGTTACAAGACTAGTCCGAAGAATAATATGTTCCTTCTCGTCTTGATTACACCATTCCTTAGCGCGGAGAAGTAGTCGTTGCTTGATAGCGTTCTCTGCAAGTGTTTGAATTTCGTTAATGTTGTGCCCGCTCATCATGGTGACTTCAATTCGGTAGTTGATCGTTACCGGGTCGGCCTTTTCGATTGTTACGGTATGGCCAATAGGAGCGAGCCCGTACCCTTTGCCTTTTGGCGCTGGGTCTATAACGTTCTCTACTTCCTTAATCAGTTCGTCTGCTGCAGGCTTGTAGTCGCTGTTCAATACAACTAGCTTAACAGTACCGCCACCGTTCCAGCCGCGGTATACTTTAACACCGCCAACGCCTGGGATAGCTAATACCTTTTCCTTGTAATCCGCACCATTACCGCCGTAGGCTTTGGATTTCAAAGCATCAAAATACCGTTTTCGGAATACTTCGGTGTCTTCTTCATCTTCACCAGGTGTGATATTCTTCAATATCTTAGCAGAGGTAAGGCCGTTAATACCCTGAATTGGTGTGATATCCCCAGTAGTCGCATTAGGAGTGCGCCCGTACTGTTCGCATTTGAGCTTGTACTTATGTTCAGTGCCGTCGATTAGCTCTGTTACAACAAAATTATATTCGTTGTAGTTAAACCTGGAGCCAATCGGTACCTCCATATTGAACTGAGCTTCAAATTCGCCTTGCGTTGCTGGTTCCGGGTAAATATTAAACTCTGCAGCACGAAGTATTAAGAATTCCCGGTCTGCGGTAGTTGCAAACGCTTGTTTCAGAATCACATCGGCTAGGATATATAGTTCTGCAAACTCAACGCTTGCCGGAGCTGTAGCATCGTATATAACACTACCTTCGCGCCGATCGAATTCATCTTTAACTCTATCGAGCATTCGTTTTTCAATTCGATTGGCCGTCATATGCTCATACAATACCTTTCACCCCTTTCTTGATTTTTTGTAGCGTACCATAGATGGTATCTACATCAAACTCAACCATGACGTCACCACCTTCGTGGCTAAAATCAAAGTTGTATACTTTAGTTATTCTGTCGTCATTCAGTAAAGCCTCTTCTATGCGTCGCTGTAACTCAGCGTATACATAAGGAATAGGCTGACCGAATAAGTCCTGTAGTTCGATGCCATAATTCCAACTGTAAATAATATATTGGTACCGCTCCGTATTGATGATTTTATAAATCGCTTGCTCCATAGCTCGCAACTTATCCGCATATCCTCTAATTTGGCTATCCGTTCTAAAATCAACGTCATACGTGTGCGATGGTTCAATATAATTCACTGTATCAGGAATAAGTGCGTCGTTACTTTGTTTTGGTAATAGTAAATTATCTGCCATTACTTAGTCGTGCACCCCCTGTTCGGGTTATACCAACGGTCTAACGCTATGTAACGCTGCCCGCCGGTTTCCTTCAGCATAATGACCTTATCGCCCATTACTAATTGGTTATGAACGAGATACTTCTTACGACCTACGTAGTCGTGGTTATGGCTTGCAAATTCAGCCATACCTCCGCCACCTGCTCGATTTTCTGTGACATGATCAACGCTCATCTCCATAGTCCATTCGCAGGTGTTTTTGGTAAGAATAATATTCTCTTCAGGTACGGTTAACTTAGGGTCAATCTTAATAGCAAGCGGTGATACACTGACAACTTCGCCGACGATTACTTCCATAGGTTCGCCATTTGATATTACGGTGCTCGCTATTTCTTTAATCGTATTAACGATTTTCATGTACTCGCTATCCATTATTTAGCCCCCATTCGAATAATCTTAGTAGGTGCCTCGTCATTATGCCATGCATAATTTGCGTTGCCATACTTCATAGCATATCCACGGCTAGAGGAGTTACCAAAGCACCCGCCTGCGCCATCAGCGATTACGACATGATCATCGTCGCCGTAAATCAATAAATCGCCTTTATTGGCATAGCCGTTAAACTGCTCGGTAACATAGCCTTTCGCTTCTAGGTTTTGGCGAAGTGTAGGAACAGATGCCGTCCCTTTGTCATATTCTGCTTTCAAATCAGAATTGTACCAAGACCCAGTAGCGCATACTGTGTCAGCGCACCCTACGCTACCATATTGAGATACTCGGCCGTCATTGGCGCTGAATGCGGTATCTACTTGACCTGCTGTACCGCCTGCCCCAGTAGCGACTGCAGTACCTTTGGTTTTCTTAGCAGCTTCAATCTTCTTAACCGCTTCAGCATCTTCGTCTTTCGCAACTTCATAAGCTGCGTCATTATCAACGTATCGTAAATCTAAATCCATTCCGTGAAATCCTGTTTTAAACGTATGAGTAACAGATGTTACCATCATGTAATTATTAACAATCATATCGCCAAAGTTTCGATTGATGTACACCAAAGAGCCACCACGTACACGCACATCGCCAATGACGTTTTTGAGTTTGATTTCACGGCTTTTCTTGTTTTTGTGAGCCATGATTGCCTTGGCTTGCGCTACTGCATTGACGTCCTTCTCTTTAGGAATGAGCAGATACTGTAATCTGCCCCATTTCTCGATGTTCTTATCGTCCTTAGCTATGAATGTATTCTCCAACTTACTTGATGCGCCATTTGGAACTGTGCGGACGATTTTTACATAGTTGTATGTTTCCTTGTCTATGGAAGTCGTATATTGCACGTCTTCCATACACTCATCATCAATGTAAATATCTGTTTTCATAGTCTCAAACGATGCTAGCCGTAACTCGCCTGCATCATCGTACAAATGATAGAACGCATGATTAGGCGTGTAAATAGCCGTTTTATCGAGTAGTTGGCATATCATTTCTTGCAGTGACTTATCTTTGAATATGGTTTGCGGTTTTTCCGGAGTTTTCCATACGGTATCGTCCATATAACCACATTTCAATCCAAAGTCATCGGCCACCATTTTGATGAACTCAGTCGCAGTCATAGCTCCGATAACATAGCAGTCTTTATTCTTGAGATAGCGTATCTGATCATAGCAAGTAACTGATATCGAATTCTTGCCGTCACGCTGTTTCTCAAAGACATACCCAAAGAACACCACCCCTCCATTTAAAGTGAACTTAACTGTGTCACCTTCTTCAAAATTGAGGTTAGGGTCTTTAGGTACTTTGAATGTCATCTTACTTGGAACACAGTCAACTGCTCTCGTAATTTGTACGCCGTCTTCAGGTTCTATGAGCCATAAATCACCAGTGCTTTTGTTTCTGACGGTCAGCTCATAGTGGAGTTGCGTAGGCATGGGTAACGGAATGATAGTGCCATTGATTTGAGATTTTTCGACCGTTTTCTTTTCATCTATAGCCATTCGTTATTACCCTCTCGTTTAAGCTGGACGATTTGGCCAACCCCCAAGATAGCGGGAACAGCGATTTTGTTAAGTGCTGCAATTTGGAATAGGTTATCCGTATTACCTAGTTGCTTCTTAACAATTTGCTGTAAAGTCTGCCCTTTGGAGACTTTGGCAGTTGATGCGGCCACCTTGCCGTCAGTTGGTCGGTCCGATTTAACGCTACCTTTTGCAGTGCCATCCTTATCGGTCTTCACTTCAATTCGTTTAGCACCCCAAGGTTTCCACTGTTTCAATGTAACGCTAGCATACGAGTCAAAGCCGTTATCTGCATCTTCTTCTATGACGTAGTTTTCAAGCGTACACTTCATGTTAGTCATGGCTAGCATCTGTCCACCTGGTTTCATTCGAACTACGATAAATTGGAAGATCGTCTTTGTAGTTTTAAGCTTTTCGAGTTCATCGATATAGTACTTAGCCTTCTTAGACTTAAAGAGCAAGGACTCATTGAATGGATAATCAGAGTTAGGCAACAAGAATTTAAAAGCAATGTCAGTAAGCCCTGCAGGCTTAATAACGTTAACTTCGCCTTTCCCCAATAGTTCCATTGTTTCGTTCTTGCCATTGATAGTAGTGACTAATTCTTTAGGGGGAATCGGTATCTGCATCGTCCCCATATAGAAGTAATACATTTAGATTCCCTCCCTTTGAATTGCGAACGCGTCTTTCAAGCCTTTCGAGATTTGACTTGTAAAGCCGTCTAAGTCAGTGCCGTTATTGATTTCCACATCGTTATTCATTTGGATGTGAATTACATTAGCATCTTGCCATTTTTTCAAGGACTTATCGATAGCGCTTTCACGGAGTGCCTTGATTTCCTCATTTGTCATGTCGATAGACTTGGCAATCTTGCCTGTGTTCTTGGCAGTCTTGCCTGTGTTTTTCTTAGTCTTATCGGCCGCATCATGATCCGCGCCTGGAGTAATTTTGCTAGCATCAAACTCTTGAGGAGTTTTCACGCCAGGCATGTTAGGCATTAAATCACCAAGACTAAGGTTAGCACCAATGTTATAGCCTTCTCCGAAAGCCCCTGTAACGCTAGAATAATCCATCTTGCCCATGACAGTGGTTTCACCGCCGGCAATCTCAAATCGTTCTATTACGCCAGTAGACCCGCCTACCTTATCGATATTTACGCCTGGGATTTTATTAATCGCATCGATAATATCGTTAATTCTAGCTTTCACGAATTGCCAAATACCATTCCATATATCGATAAACAAGTTAGCGACTGCATGTAATGGGTCTTTAAATACGTTGGCCAAGAAATTAACAAATGCTGCGATGATGTTCCATCCCAAAGCAAACACATTGAAAATAGCGGAACCGAACGCCCAAAAAGCGCCAACTACGATTCCTAGTACGCTAATATTCGCTTCACAGAAGTAGTTAATAGCTTCTACCGCTAAGTAGATTATCACTATAACTGCAACAATCAAACCGATTATCCAAGTTAATGGGCACGCGTACAATGCAGCGTTCAAGCCTTCTTGAGCTACAATCATTGCTAACAGAGCAGCAGTTTCCGCCCAATCGGCTACAGCTTTGATTGCCCTAGCTCCGGCAGCAAAAAACCGTCTTCCCGCTGGGG